CGACAGGACAATCAGAAGAATTCACACTTAAAACTAACTTTGATAAAACAACCGTAACTTTAAAACTTTGGGCTGAAAACGGTACTGCCTCTGCAGGAGCTGTTGGGCACATAAGTTTAAAATATTAGTGACAACAAAATGCATAAAGTGTGACTGCTTATGCCATTGTTGTTCTACTTGTATGTGCGAATGCACCATATGTGAACATGAAGAAACAGAGACTAACAACAACAATTCCTCCTAAAAGAGGACCAACACCACAAGGGTTGAAAATTAATTATAAAAAGATACAAATAGTTAAGACAAACAAATAAGGAACTTAACTATGAAACACGCCTACTTTAAGATACCTGGGTGGTTCAATTACTCTGAAACTTACGACATCGTTGTAGATCAAATAGCCGATGATGGTGTCATTGTAGAAATTGGATCTTTTCTAGGTAGATCGACACACTATCTTGCAACCGCTCTTTACAATGCGGGAAAAGAAAATGTAAAAATATATTGCGTTGATACTTTTGAAGGTTCAACAGAACACGCTAGTATAAAACTACCAAAAGACTTCTCATCAATATTCAAAGATAATTTACAATTTTTTATTGAAAGAAATATGGTTATACCTTGTCAAGGTAGATCGGATTCAGAAGAAATTTTAAATCAATTTAAAGATGAATCTGTTGATTATATTATGGTTGATGGTGCACATGAATATGACGCTGTTGAAGATGATATTATTAATTGGTGGCCTAAACTAAAACAAACAGGTGTTATGGTTGGTGACGACTATGCTCTTAATTCAGTAGCTGAAGCAGTAAGATCAGGCTTAGGTAAAATGCAAAATAATAATTATGGAGTTAATCAAGGTCACGAACAAACATGGCACTGTGCTAAAGATGGACAAAACAAAGTTTTTGAAAAAAGAATACCAGGAGTTAATGCTTACGTATGAGCATCTTTGTAATTCATAATTATCAAAAAGAACTAAAAACACTCAAACAACAACTTCATGAACATTTGACACAAGGGGTTGAAAACTTTGAAGATTACAAGTATATTCAAGGAAAGATACATATGCTTGACATATGCCAACAGGAAATCTCTCGCCTGCTGGATCAAGAGGAGAAAATAGATGACTAAGACTTTATATGTCCCTGAGGACATTAAGAAAAAAATGGAAAACCCTTCCGAGGGTATTAATAAAAACAAAAAAGAATTAGAAAAACTTCCACAACCTGTCGGTTGGAGAATTTTAGTTTTACCTTTTAAAACAAAAGAAAAAACTAAAGGTGGAGTTATTTTAACAGATAAGACTTTAGAAGATTCACAATTAACAGCGTCTGTCGCTATGGTTTTAGCAGTCGGTGCAGATGCATATCAAGATAAAGAAAAGTTTCCTAATGGCCCTTGGTGTAAACAAGGCGATTGGATTGTGTTTGGCAGATACGCAGGATCTAGACTTAAGATTGAAGGTGGGGAAGTAAGATTACTTAATGATGACGAGATACTCGGCACCGTTGATAATCCAGAGGACATACTAACAATATTATAACATGGGAGGTAAACCATGCAAACAGAAATAACATCTGGCCAAAAAGAAAAGATGGTCGATCTTGATACCTCGGGAGAGGGTGCCGAAATAGAACTTGAAGATAAGTCACACGGCGCAGTTAGTCCTGATAAGTATGAAGAAGTAAAGACAGAAGACAAAGATCCACTACAACCAAAGGTTGAAGTTCAAGAAGAAGAACAATCAGAAGAAATGGATCAATACTCGGATAAAGTCAAAAAACGAATTGACAAAATGACTTGGAAATTGAGAGAAGCTGAAAGAGAAAAAGAGGCTGCTTTCGTATATGCTCAAAACGTTCAGAAAGAACTATCAGAAGCTAAACAAAAAACTTATGACATCGACAAAGGTTATATGTCTGAAAGTGAAGTACGAAATAAAATGGCTTCTGATCTTGCACGTCAAAATTTAATAAGAGCTAGAGAAGCTGGTGATTTTCAACTTGAAGAAGAAGCTCGCCAAGCTTTAACTAAATTAGATTTAGAGGCTGAAAGAATTAGAGTAACAAAGTCAAAAAAAGAACAAGAGTATGAACAGTTTCAAAAAGAAATTGATCAACAGCCAACTCCTCAACAATCACAAAATAGACCACAACCCTCATCAAAAGCATTAGCTTGGGCTGAGAAAAATACTTGGTTTAGACAAGATGGGGAAATGACTGATTTCGCTCAAAGAATTCATCGAGGATTAGTGGCAGAAGGATTTGACACGGAATCAGATGAATACTATGATGAATTAACCAATAGGGTTAAAACAAAGTTTCCAGAGTCTTTTCAAGGCTCGGATCAGGCTACAAGAAGCAACAAACTCGCCCAACCAGTCGCTTCTGCATCAAGGTCTGCAACCAGTGGGCGCAAATCTGTTAGGTTAACTCCTAGTCAGGTAAAAATAGCAAATAAGCTTGGAGTTCCTCTAAGCGAGTATGCTAAGTACGTTTAGGAGGTACAACATGACAGATACAAAAACACCAAGAAGTGCACAAACAAGGGTAACCGAGGAACGTAGAAAACCTTGGAAGCCACCGTCTCAACTAGACGCACCACCATGTCCTGATGGATATAAGCAAAGATGGCTTCGTCATCGTATAAACGGAGCGGATGATACTAAAAATATTAACGCTAGACTTAGAGAAGGTTGGGAATTAGTCCGATCTGATCAATATACCGGTAATTTATACGCTGCATATAATGGAAGTATCAAAGCTTATGAGGGTGTCATCAGCGTAGGTGACTTGCTATTGGCAAGAATCCCTGTAGAAACTGTTGCCGAGCGTAATGCTCACTACAAGCGAAAGACTGATCAACAGACTGAAGCTTGGGAAACAGATCCTTTAAGGGAACAACATCCAAGCATGCCTGTCAATGTTGATAGGCAGAGTCGTGTGTCTTTTGGAGGTCCTAAAAAGACCGAATAAAGCACACTTAATAATAAAGGAGATGAACTATGGCAAATCAAGCTGGATATTACGGATTTAAGCCCGTTAAAATGCTAGGTGCTGCTTATAATGGTCAAGGCCAGAATGAGTACACAATCGGCAATAACGAAGCGTCCGCAATATATCAAGGCGACCCTGTAATATTGGTCGCAAACGGTGCTATTGATGTCGGTTCAACTGCTGGTGCTGAAATCTTAGGTATTTTTAATGGTTGCTTTTATACAGACCCAACAACTGGTAAGCCGACCTTTTCTAATCATTACCCAGGTAGCATCGCAGCAGCTGATATCGTGGCAAATGTCATTGATGACCCGAATGTAGTATTCGAGGTCAAAGTTGACGACGCTAACGGCGGTCAAGCGCAAGTAGGTACAAACTGCAACATCGCAACATACAGTGCGGGTTCCTCAATTGATGGAATCTCAAACGTTGTTGTTGACGGTAGCACTTTTACTACAAACGCTGGCGCTAATTTTAGAGTTGTGGGTTTATCAACTGATGTTGATAATTCTGACTACACTGCAGCAAATGCAGCGATTCAAGTTAAGATTAACTTACACTCACTAACAGATACTACAGGTATATAGGAGGTTAAACTATGGCTATATCTAGAAGTCAACTCGTTAAAGAGTTAGAGCCAGGTCTAAACGCACTATTTGGCCTGGAGTACGGACGTTACGAAGCAGAGCATTCACAAATATTTGATACAGAAACTTCCGACCGAGCATTCGAAGAAGAAGTAATGTTATCAGGTTTTGGTAATGCTAGAACAAAGAGTGAAGGTGGGTCAATTGTTTATGACAATGCGACAGAAACTTTCACAGCACGTTACACACATGAAACAATTGCACTTGGTTTTGCAATCACTGAAGAAGCTGTCGAAGATAATCTTTATGACAGAATCTCAGCAAGATATACAAAAGCACTTGCACGTTCTATGGCAAACACTAAGCAGGTTAAAGCTGCAAACGTATTAAACAATGCGTTTGACCCTAACTTTGCTGGTGGTGACGGCGTTGAACTTTGTTCCGCAGTACACCCAATTGTAGCAGGAACATTCGCAAACGAATTAGCAACTGCTGCTGACCTAAACGAAACTTCATTGGAGCAGTCTTTAATTGACATCGCTGCATTTGTTGATGAAAGAGGTTTATTAATTTCAACACAGGGAAGAAAGCTTATCATTCCTTCTGAGTTACAATTCGTTGCTGACAGACTTATGGCTTCAGCAAACAGAGTAGGAACTGCAGATAATGATATCAATGCACTTAGAAATATGGGCATGATTCCTGAAGGTTATGTTGTAAACCACTACTTAACAGATCCAGATGCATTCTTTATTAAGACTGACATTCCTAATGGATTTAAGTTATTCCAAAGATCCCCAATTAGAACATCTATGGAAGGTGACTTTGACACTGGTAACGTAAGATACAAAGCTAGAGAGAGATACTCATTTGGTTTCTCAGACTCTAGATGTGTATTTGGTTCTCCAGGTGCTGCATAAGCGTTGAGTAATAACTAATATGAAGGGCGGATGTCTTTGACTCCGCCCTTTTTTTATGCTTAAATTAAACTTTATTAACCCAAGACCCTTCGGGGACTATCACAAGGAGAATAGACATGGGAATAACTACATTTTCTGGTCCAATTAAGGCCGGAACAATTAAGAACACTACAGGAACTACATTAGGCTCTGATATTAAAAATACAGGACAAGTTCTAATGGCTCAAACATTTACAACAGGTACACTTGCTGGCGGAGCTTCTGCTGCAAATGATACTACAGTTGTAATTCCAGCTAATTCACAAATCGTTGATTGTGTAATCGACTGCCCTGTTGCAATGGGTAATGCCACTGCAGTATTAAGCGTTGGTGATACAGTTGGTGGTAATGCTACATTCATTAATCAGTTTTCAATTACTGTAGCCTCTGGTGTTGGACGTAAATATCCACTAACAGAAGCAGGCGGTGCATTGGCTTGGGCAGATACTGGAACAGCTGATAAAAAAATAACTTGGACAACTACAGGTGCAACAGATGCTGGTGAAATTAGAATTACAATTCTATATCAGCAGAACAACAACTTAGCATAGGAGTAAACAATGTTAGGACTTAAATCATCGAAAGTTACCGCAACAGGTAATGTCACAAGTGGTCCTGCTAGACTCATAGCGATTCATGCTATTTGTGCTGGATCCGCTGGTAGTATTGTTTTAAAAGATGCAAGTGGAGGATCAACACTTTTTGATATTGACACTCCTGCATCAGCTACAGCAATGATAGAAACATACCTTGGTGATGAGGGCATGAGATTTTCTACACAAATACATGCAACTCTTACTAATGTAACTTCTCTAACTTGCTTTTTTGCATAATGGCAGATAAGCAACCACCTAAAACTAAAAAATATTTTCGCTCCACCAAAAGTGGGGCGGGAATGACTAAAGCTGGTGTTAAGAAATACAGAGCAGATAACCCTGGTTCTAAGTTAAAAACAGCAGTCACAGGTAAAGTAAAACCTGGTAGTAAATCTGCTAAAAGAAGAAAATCTTTCTGCGCTAGAAGTGCAGGACAAATGAAAAAATTTCCTAAAGCAGCTAAAGATCCTAATTCAAGATTACGACAAGCAAGAAAAAGATGGAAGTGCTAAATGAAACTGCTTATAACAATTCTTTTTTTCTTTACATTAGTAGCTACAATAACTGATACAAAAGCTGAGACGAACACCGTGTCGAGCACGGTTGTAACCAATTCCACTCCACCTACAGCAAACGCACCTGTCATAGCCAATTCAAATAGTGATATTTGTAAAGTTGGAGTTGGCGGAAGTGTTCAAAATAATGTTTTAGGCGTAGCTTCAGGAATTTTAGTAGACGATGAGCTATGTCAGCTTCTCAAGCTATCTCGCAGCCAGTATTCCTACGGAATGAAGGTGTCAGCTGTCGCTTTACTTTGTCAAGACCCTCGTGTCTGGACAA